GACAAAAAAAGAGCTGAAATACATCTTTAACACTTTAAGCAAAAAAGCAAAAAGAAACTATAAATATAAAAGGTGTATACAAATTACAAAAAAAACAGTATTGTTTGAAGTTATTAATTTAGAGAACAATATCTGGAATAATTTTTATACCTTTAAATTATTATCTCATAATATAAATAAAAATATATCTGTTTACTATGCTAAAACAGAAGATATTAATTTAACTAAAAAATATAATTTATAAAACTAATGAAGTTAACACTATCACAAAAATTGAATATATTAAAAAGTAAAAAAACTTTTATCTCTTTTAATATTGATAAGGATAAAAAGTTAATTGAGTATACTTTAAATGATAACTTTGTAAGATACAAACCAAAATATAATAATTTTAAATTGTTGGACATCTTCAAAGATGATTATATTTTGAACTCAAAACAAAATTACACACTTAAACAAATACTAAAACAAATAAATATATATTAATTTAAATACATATTAACACAAAATTAGAGGGTTTTTTGACCCTCTTTTTTTATGCAATTATTTTTGTAAGTATCTCAGCATCAATTGTAGGCATTAATTTGGTTTGTGGCCGATTTTAAGCCCTTCTAATAGCCTATCTCTATTCCTCTAACCCCAACTATCAAATTCAGTACAAAGCGTCTTAAAACGCTTTATATCAGCTAATAAAACACTGCCACATTGTCAGCAAGATTATTTGTTTTTGTCATTTTGTCATGCACGTAAATCGGAGTGCCTATTTGTGTAGTTATCCATTCTAATGATTTCAAACACATTCCAATGATTTCAATCACGTTTAATATGATGGGGGTCAAAACTCTTTTTGACTAAAACTGATTTATTGATTCCAGAAATATATCTGGAAACAAGTTTATGTTTAATATGATGCCCCCCTTTAGGAAGATAGTTATTTTAAAATAGATTTATACTCGTTAGGTTGAATACTACTTGGGCATCAGCGAAAATAACAAAGGTTTAAGTAGTGCAATCTCTAAGGAGATTTGATTTAGCTGAACCAACTATATCTCTATAGAAGTTTGGCAACTTATGCAGATTTGCGACTGCTATACACTTATAACAATAAACCACTATTTTCATTTTGGGTGTATAAGAAAAAAGTATTGATACTTAGTTAGCTATAGATAATATCTATGATAAAATGATATTCATCAAATATTGTTATAATACTATGAGTGAAATAAATTTGGAGATACCTTTGGATTTATCTGGTATTACGCTTAAGCAATATCAGCAATACCTTAAGGTTTATGAGAAGTGGGATAGGGAAGATGAGGTCTACATAAAGACTAAGATGCTTCAGATATTTTGTGGGCTACCAATAGAAGATACGCTTAAAATACCGTTATCTTCGTTTGACAGTACCATAGAGCACTTAATGACGTGCCTTAACTCAGAGACACCTTTGATTAAGAAGTTTACTATGAGTGGCAAAGACAAGGAGGGTAATGATGCGGAGCTTGAGTTTGGTTTTATACCTAAGTTAGACGACATATCTTTTGGAGAGTTCATTGACTTGGAGACTTATATTGTGGACTGGCAGACTATGCACAAGGCTATGGCTGTTTTATTCAGACCCATTATACACAAGAAGAGGGAGTTCTATCGCATAGACGGATATGGCGGCTCTGATAGATATTCTGACGTCATGTTAGATATGCCAGTCAGTGTAGCATTAGGTGCTTCGGTTTTTTTTTATCGTTTAGGAACAAAATTACCTCATCTTACTCTGGACTATTTACAGAAAGTATTGAAGGAGGAGGAGCTGACACCTCAGCTCAAGCAAATTTTGGGGGAAAATGGGGATGGTATCAGTCGATACACACGCTTACTAAAGGAGATGTCGGAAGAATCGATGAAATTACGGAAACCAGTGTTCACAAGTGTTTAATGATGTTAGAATACGAAAAGGATAAAAACAGATTAGAGAATTTGCTACTAAAGAAAGCATACAAAAAATAAGATATGAACTTTTACGAATTAATAGACTTAATTAAACAACTAATAGGAGATAACAATTTCACTAATAAGATTACTTTTGGGGAGATTGCAGATGTGGACTTGAATAAAGACACGACCTTTCCTTTGTTACACATGGTTCTGGAGCAGGTAACAATACAGCCTTCATCAATGGAGTACAGGCTAAACATAATTGCTGCTGATATTGTTGACAAGATGAATACTGATATAGGTGTTGACGATTTCTATGGAAACGACAACACGCAAGACGTTCTTAACACACAACTAAGAGTTACTACACAGTTAGTAAACGCACTTAGAAGACTAGACTTAGTAGGGGAGAAGTTTACCAGACTTCAGGATGAGCCTGTGGCAACACCATTTAAGGAGAGATTCGATAATGAGATTGCTGGCTGGGAAACAAGTATAACGCTTAAAAAGACTCAGGATGGTTCATTTGGTATTTCAAACCCATCCAGTGTAGGTCTGCCTGATTGTACGTGAGCTTAGAAGGAATGGATAAGGCGTTGAAAAGCGTCGGAAGGTATTATGTTACAGAGCTAAAGAATCAGCTAGCGGCAGACGGCAAGGAAGCGTCTGGCAGGCTTATTAAAAGCATAAAGTCTAGTGTGTCTGATAACACTATAAACATAAGTGTTAAAGATTACATAGGTGCTATTAGTGAGGGTAAGAAGGCTACTAGCAAAGAACCTTCTCCAGCTATGGTAAGTAGGATTGCAGAATGGATGCAATACAAGAAGCTATCCATAAGGGGTTACAGGGGTAGGTTTGTTAGAAAGACCCCAATGAATTATAAGAGGGCCGCATTTGGAATAGCAAGAGGCATCAATAGAAGCTCTTGGAGTGGAAGCGATGTGATAATGCGGTCTTATAGAAATATTGAGAAAAACATAAGTGATGAGCTTTTAGAGGTGCTTAAAAGAGCAATAGACGAAGCTGTAGATAAAATAACACAAACGAAATGATAGTAACATACAACAAGGTACTAATAGACATAACAAGCGAGTTTGACACTGGCGACACAATAGTAGTAACTGACTCTGGAGGGAATACGCTTACTTGGACTTCTCCAGCAGATTATCCAACACCAACTGGAACTGAAACATCTGAATCGCTTCTGTCTTTTATTAGCTCCTTGTCTAGCGGAGACAATATATCTATAAGCGGTAAAATGCAATTAAGAGACTACGGTGCTACAATAAACTTTACTGGAAAAAACTTCCTTCTAGGAGATAGACTAATTAGCTTTTCTTCCGTTGTGGCTGGAGTCTCTAATTCATCAGGTGCTATAACTGCAACAACTGGAACTGTTAATAAGGGGTTCACGAATATACTATCAAGAAGTCCTTATGTAATACAAAGCAATCAATCGGCATCAGAGGAGTCTGTTGGATTTGAGCTAGATGTTGACAATAATGAGATTTTCACTTTTGACCCCGCTACTGGATTTAGTATTGACTCAACCATAACCTATGTTAAGGGTGTTGCTCTTTCGGATATAAGTCCATTTTCCAGAGATTTTATTCCAAGTGATTTTAATGGAGTTTACAGCACAAAAAACTCTGCAACTCAAGCAAAATACTCAACATTAATAGGAGACCCTCAAATATACATAGGGTTTGACGGATATGGTTATTTCGAGGATGGATTCAATCCAGAGATAACAAAGGCCCTTATGCAATCCAACACTAACATATCTAAGCTAGACGACTCTCCAGTTAGGGTGCCTGTGCTTAGGGCAGCTACAGAGTCCGTTCAGTTTAGCTATCAGGGCGAAATGACATACTCTACTCAGGTGGGAACATCTTTGTCTTGTGATGAGCAAATACTTTACGTTAGTGACGTGGTTAGTGGATTTGACAGCTTCATGCAAAGAGTTCTTTTAGACGGAGGGGTATTTGAGAATAATTCCTGCATAGAGAACTTTGAGGACGCAAACACAATATATCCTGTAGACACAATATACATAACTGGAACTGACGGAACTGTTGACCTTATAACAGTAACAAATGTAGAGGAATGTAAATACGAGCCATACAAGATTACATTCGTAAACAAGTTTGGTGCGCTACAAGACATTTGGTTCTATAAAAGGTCTAATCTATCCACAGAGGTAGAGAACGAGCAATACAGGGCTTCTGTGGTTTCTAGCTCCTTAAACTCGTATGGGGTTCTTATTGCTGGATACAGCACGTCTAGTCATCAGTATAAAAACATATACTCATCAGGAAAGGAGTCATTAGAGCTTAATAGTGGGTTCTACCCAGAATCTTACAATGAGATATTTAAACAACTTATGCTTAGTGAGGTTACTTGGATTAATTACGACAATAAAACACTTCCAGTAAACATAAAAACATCTTCAATAAAGTACAAGACTCAATTAGACGACAAGTTAATAAACTACAACATAGAAGTTGACTTTGCATTTGACAAGATAAACCTAGCGAATTAATGAGAAGACAGGTAGAATTATACATAAAGAAAGACAACGAATCAGGCACAGGCTATGACAGAGTTGATTTGTTTGACTTCGAGGACATAAACATAAACAACTCTATAAAGGACGCTAGAGATATTGGAAAGGTGTTTACGGAGTTTACTCAGGAGTTTAAAGTTCCTGCGTCTAAAAACAACAATAAGCTGTTTTCTCACTACTACAACTGGGATATATCAGAAGGTGGGTTTGACGCTAGACTGAAAGTACCTGCACTAATAAAAATAAACGGTGTTGATTACAAAAAGGGTCGTTTAACATTAAAGGGGTCAGCCCTTAACAAGAACAGAGCGAAGAACTATAGTGTTGTATTCTACGGAGAAACAGTAAGCCTTAAGTCTTTGGTTTCTGATGACAAGCTAAAAGACCTAAACACATCGTGGCTTAATCAATTTGAACTTGAGTACACTAGCTTAAATGTCAGGAACGCCTTTATAAATGGATATAATTTAAGCGGTGGCTCTTTAGTGTCGAATACTGGAACTGACGCTGGAGACTTGTGCGCTCCATTTATAAGCGCACAAAACTACTACTTCTACGACAGCACAAATGGTGGATTAAACCCAATAGAAGGCGTGAGCGAGTCTAGGAATATATCACCCACCGCATCAACGACCCCAAGAGGAATATCTTTTGCAGACTTAAAGCTTGGAATAAGAGTATATCACATAATAAAGGCAATAGAAGAAAAGTATGGATTAACATTCAGCACAGACTTTTTCTCTACAACAAATCCAGACTTCTATGAATTGTATCTTTTTCTCAGCAAAGAAAAAGGTCAATATTCTGAAGATGGCGGTACTGTGATAACAAACTTTGACGACTTTACATTAAATGGCTCTGACACAGAATTAAGGCCGCTAACGATTTCTTACAGCGCTACTGCGCCTACAGGCGCAGTAAGGTACAATATATCTTACACCGTAGAAACTGCTTTTGTTGGCTCTACGTATTCATTAACCGTAACCAACAAGACAAACGGAAACACCATACTTCAGTCAAATGGAGGTGGACTAAGCACCACTTTTGATTTCACTCTTGGAAGCCCTCCGTCTACTTCAAATATTTTCTACAGTCCAGAAGTTGTGGACTTAGAGTTTAAAATACAAGGGGAAAACACTAGTAGCTTTACTCAATCAGCATCAGTTACAAGAACTAATATTCGTTTGGGTCTACCTGAAACAACCGAGACTTCAGGTTATTCTAGGTCAGGAGATTCTGTTAAGTTTAATATAGTTGGTAATATGCCAGACATAAAGGTAATAGACTTTCTTACAGGTCTATTTAAGACCTTTAATCTAGTTGCATATTATGAAAATGACAAGATAAACGTAAAGACTCTTGTTGATTATTATGACAACGGACAATCAATAGACTTGACAGACTATGTAGATAACAATGTTGCAAACCTAAACAGGACAAACTTATACTCTACTATAAACTTCGAGTTTGAGAAGCCAAGCACATTTGCTGTGCTTAACGCTAATGAAATAACCTCTGATGAGTTTGGTAATGAGAGAATGAATAATCTTAATCAAGACCCAGAGATATTTAGCACACTAGCATTTGACGGAGGAACTTACAACGTAAAGAACAAGTTTGAGAAGATAATGTACGAAAGAACAACAGACCAAACAGGAGGTGCAAACACCAATGTTGGATGGGGTTGGCTTGTAAACAAAGACCAAGAACCTGTTCTAACTAAGCCTATATTGTTTTACGGCATAAAACAAGAGCTAGATGACAATCCTTCTGGATATCTTCCATCAAGTATTCTGTTTGACAACTCAAATGGAACACACAGCTCATTTCAACAATACATAAGAGCATCTAATACGAGGTCTTATTACAGTGGCTCAAGTCTAGTAGAAGCTCAGTCAATAAACTTCGGAAGTGAGTTTGATGAGTTCCATCAAGTAGAAAACACAACTAGCTTGTTTAAAACATACTATGAGGAGTATGTACAGGACATATACAACAGAAGGTCAAGAATACTAAAGGTAAAAGCATTTCTACCAGTAAGTGTAATACTTAAGATGACTTTAGATGATGAGGTTACTATAGGCAACAGACTGTACGGAATAAACAAGATGAAGCTAAACTTGAACACAGGTAAGGCTGATTTAGAGCTAATGACAAGAACCGCAAGTAAACTAAGTTAATATGCTACCACTAAGAAACATAATACAGCTTCTATCAAGCCAAGACTGGTATATTGATGATGAAGACATAAAAATAGCAAAAGGCAAATATCAATCTCCAACAAACTGGAGTGAATTTAAAAACGTGATAAAACGAAGATAATGGCAGATTCGGAAAAAATATTTAGATTAAAGCTAGAGGTTGCAGAGGCCCAAGCCAATGCAAATGTAAAGAAGTTGCAGAAGAGCTTAGAGCAACTTGACGGCAGAACTAAGGAGTATACTCTTACACTAAAAAAGTTAAAGCTAGAAAGGCAAAAGCTTAACACACTTAGGTCTCAATCTATGGAGTCAAACAAGCAGCTATCTAGTTCTATGAATGGGGTTTCAGATGCTACTGGAGGGGCAACATCAGCAACACTTGAACTTGGTAGGGCTATATCTGATGCTCCCTATGGAATACGAGGTGTAGCAAACAACTTATCTCAGTTAGCATCTCAGTTCTCATTCATGAGCAACAAGGTTGACGCAACCACGGGTAAGGTTGCTGGATTTAGCGGTGCTATTAGGCAGTTGGGTGTTGCCATAAAAGCAAACTTGGCTTTATTGTTAATACAGGCTGGTATTGCTGCGTTAGATTTTTTCTCCGACAAGATGGGAAGAAGTAAGGATGGAGTTGATTCGTTAACAAACTCAATAGATGAGCAAGCATACAAGCTAAACCTCTTGACAGAATCTATGCTAAATGCAGGTTCAGCGATGCAGACTATAGATAAAATACTAGGAACTAGCGGATTTGCAGAAGACTTAAAAATAATAAATAATGAGTTTTCTGAATTTAGCAGAAAATATGAGAGTCTAAGTGAACTAGACAAAAAAGACGAGTCTCTGGTTTCTTCGTTATTGGAGAAGTACAAACAGCTTCTAAACATAAGAGGAAGAATAACAAAAGACTTGAAGCAGCTAGAAGAACTAAGAGAAGACGGCACTGAAGTCGGAAGAATAGAGTCATTAGAATCTAGGCTTAAGTTGAATCTTTTAATAAAGGCAGAATTAGAAGAGCTTTTTAAGGTGGAGAAAAAAGTATCTGGCTCTTCAAGAATAAGTGTATTTAAGCAACAGCTCTTAAATCTTGAGAAATTTATACTTGATTCAAGACAAAGAGAGGAAGTAGCCCTTGAGCAGTCTGAGGCTGATTTAAACGAAATAAAAAGAAGATACGAAAAAGAAGACCTTCAGGCTAAATACAATTCCTTTATTGAAAGACAAAAGCTTAGATTTCAGGAGTACAAAGAAAGAGTTAAGGGAGCGAAAAATGCTGCTCAGTTAATAGCAGAAGCTCAAAAAAAGCTTGACGAATCACTAAAGCTTGCTAAGGTAGAATATGGAAATGCAATTAACGCTTTAGATTCTGCTCAATTTAATGAGAGACTTGCCAACATAAGAGATTTTAACGAGGAAAGAGAAAGGCTGGCTTTAGAGAACAGAAGAAAGCTAGAGGATATTGAGTTTGGAGAAGAGTCAATGGCTAGACAACAAAAGCCATTTACAACAGGTAAAAGAGGAGAAGCTGCTCTAGGGGCTCAAAAGGATGCGCAGACAGGTTTAGAAATAAGTTCTGAGGCTGCATTAGCAATAAATAGCATTGAAGCCGAGCTTCAGGCAGACATACTGTCTGACGAGAAAAAAGCAGAGCTTTTACTAGAGAAAGAGCAGAGAGAAAAAGACTTCTTGAGGGGAGCAGAAATGAGGAGCAAGGCTCTTATTACTTTAGACAGAATAGAGTTGGAGGCGAAGAAACAGGCTTTAGCAGATGGCGCATCATTGTTAAATTCTGCCAGCCAACTTGCTGGAAAGTCCACTAGAGCAGGTAAAAAATTGGCCGTTGCATCAGCAACAATATCTACATTTTCAGCTACTCAATCAGCATTTGAGTCTCAAATAATAGAAAACGACCCAACCTCTATTCCAAGAGCAGTTCTTGCTGGTGCTGCTGCACTGGCTGCTGGTTTGGCAAGGGTTAAGCAAATATTAGCCGTTAAAATTCCAGGAGGCTCAGGAGGAGGTTCTGCCCCTTCAGGGGGAGGAAGAACCTTTGACTTCAATCTTGTTGGCTCTACAGGACAAGACCAATTAGCACAGGCTGTTGGAAGCCAATTTAATCAAGGGCCTATTCAATCTTATGTTGTGAGCTCACAGATAACATCACAACAACAACTAGATAACATAATAGAGTCTGACGCTACATTTGGCGGAGACAATTAGAAATAAAAACAAAATTAATTGTTATAATATTATGGAAAACTTAGACATATTTGAATTATTCATAGACGAGGAAAACGAATGGGGTGGCATAGAAGCTATCTCTATCGTTGAGAATCCAGCTATTGAAGAAGACTTTATTGCTCTTAAATCACAAGAAGTAAAGCTTGCAGAGGTAGACAAGGAAAAGAGAATCCTAATGGGTGCTGCTCTTATACCAAACAAGCAGATATACAGAAAGAGTGGAGACAAAGAATATAAGATATACTTCTCAGAAGACACAGTAAGAAAAGCATCACAGCTTTTTCTGTCAAGGGGTAAACAAAACAACTCAACATTAGAACATGAAGTTGAGCTTGGTGGTTTATCTGTTGTAGAGTCTTGGATAATTGAAGACGAAGTACAAGACAAGTCTCGCAAGTACAATCTAAATATGCCTGTTGGAACTTGGATGGTTTCTGTAAAGGTAAACAACGATGAAATATGGGAAGAGTTTGTTAAGACTGAAAAAGTCAAAGGCTTTAGCATTGAGGGGTTCTTCAGTGACAAAAACCAGAACGGCCCTAAAGAAAGTGTTGAAGAAGATTTATCAGCAGAAGACTTAGCTAAGATATACGAGATACAAGAGATTTTAAGTGCAGCTAATAACGTAGAGTTAAAAACGTATGGAGACTATCCACAAGCTGCTAAGAACAACGCTAAGAGAGCTATAGCTTGGAAAGAAAAGAATGGTAGTTCTTGTGGAACAAGTGTAGGCTGGACGAGAGCCGCACAGCTCGCTAGAGGTGCTAATCTCAGCCGCTCTACGATTGCAAGAATGGCTAGTTTCAAAAGACATCAACAACATAAAGACGTGCCTTATTCTGAGGGATGCGGTGGTCTTATGTGGGATGCTTGGGGTGGCTCTGCTGGAGTTAACTGGGCTATTAGCAAACTAAAGAAGATAGACTCTGAGAAGCTACAGAAAGAACCTATTATGGTCGGAGAAGACTACTTAATAGTGGGAGACAGATTAGCATACAAAACCAAAGAGCAGGCTGAAAAAATATCTAAGGACATGGGCTGTGAGGGTTATCACATACACGAGGTTGACGGACAAAACTGGTATATGCCCTGTGAACAACATTCATTAGCAGAGGTAGGCCCTAGAGGAGGCGTTAAGAAGAGCCCTAAAGCACCAAAGTCAGATACACCTAACAAGAGTCCAAAAGGCAAGGGAACAGCTAAGGGAGACGCTTCTGGTAAGACTGGAGCTAAGGTATCTCAAAAGGATAGAGCTTCCTTACAAAAGAAAGCTGATGAGTTTAACAAGAAGTACAAGGAAAAGCTAGGATACGGAGTAACAGTCGGTATGCTGGCATCTGTATTTCAAAGAGGTCTAGGAGCGTTTAACACTAGCCACTCTCCTAACGTAAAATCAGCAAGCCAGTGGGCACACGCAAGGGTTAACGCCTTTATGTATCTAGTGAAGAATGGTAGACCACAAAACGCTAAGTACACTACTGACTACGATTTATTACCAGCTAAACACCCTAAATCAAGCAAGAAATGAGAGCAACGTATTGCAAGTGTAAAAACACATACACGATAAACAACTGTAAGGACTGTAATGCTCCTGACTACTGGAAGCAAGGTATAGGAGTGATTACTGGGGTGCTAAAGTATTATTTACTTCAGGAGAATGGCTTTGAGTTGCTACAAGAAAATAACAATAAAATTGAATTATAATGTCTAATAAAAAAATATCACAATTAACAGAAACTACTGATTTAGTAAGTACTGATGAATTTGTAGTTGTTGAAGGAGGAACTACTAAGAAGATAACATTTGGAAATTTGCAAAAAGAGATAGTTAATTATTTAGTTCCTAAAAATATTACGGTAAGTGACGGAAACGATATTGACTTGAGCACACTAAGAGATGTTGAAGATGCTGAGTTAATAAGGCTGACTTGGGATGGTTCAAATGGAAATATGACAATGACTCTGCCAGATTGCACAGCTTCAAACAATACTAATAGAGTAATGAGGTTTATTTCTGACAGGACATTCTCAACCAACACTAGAGTCTACTTAGCACCTGCATCTGGTCAAACTATTGACAATAGCTTAAATCCCTATGAAATAAACAAAGCACATGAGGGCATACAATTATGGAGTGATGGTGCGGAATGGTTTATCATACAGAAAAAGGCTTAGGTCAAAAATGAAATAAACTTTAACTTAATTGTTATACTAATATAAAAACCTTTAATTTATGAAAGCTACAGAAATTTTAGAGAAACTACAGAATGTTTTTCTATCTGCTGAAGCAGAAGTATCTGAGGCTCCTGTAGAGGAAGTCAAAGAGGAGTTATCTTCTGAAGAGGTAGTGGAGAACGTTGAGTTAGAAGCTCAAGAAGAAGTTAGCGAAGAAGTAGTAGAAGAAACTACTGAGCTAGCTGAAGAAGAAGAAGAGGTTGTAGAAGAAGAAGTGGTAGAAGAAGAAGCTGCTGCTCCTGAATACGCAACTAAGCAAGACTTATCTGACATGAAAAAAGAGTTCATGGAAGTAATTGAAAGTCTTATGAAAAAAGAAGAAGAGTATAAAAAAGAAGTGCCAGCAGAATTAAGTTCTGATTTATCAGAAGATGCTGAGGAAATTTCTCACTCTCCTGAGTCTGGCGTTGAAAGCAAAGCTAGATTTGTTATTGGTGGAAACAGACCAATGACTACTAAAGACAGAGTGTTTAACAAAATGTTTAATAATTAATTATTCTAAATAAAAATGGCAACAACAACATCTATTACTACAACTTATGCTGGTGAGAAATTGCAAGGCTTTATCTCTGCTGCATTATTATCTGCTAACACTATTGAAAATGGTGGTGTTACAGTAAAACCAAACGTCAAGTTTAAAGCCGTAATCAAGTCTCTTGCAACAGGAACTTTGATTGCTGATGATACTTGCGACTTTACTGACAGTTCTTCTGTAACTCTCGCTGAGAGAATCTTACAGCCAGAAACTTTTCAGGTTAACTTGCAACTATGTAAGGACGATTTCCGTTCTGACTGGGATGCTATCTCTATGGGGTATTCTGCATTTGACAGCTTGCCTCCATCTTTCGCTGATTACTTAGTAGGCCACGTTGCTGCTAAAGTAGCCGAAGAAATGGAAACTACTATCTGGAGTGGAGTTAACGCTAACGCTGGAGAGTTTGACGGATTTACTACTTTATTTGCTGCTGACGGAGACGTTATTGACGTAACTGGAACTACAGTTGACGCTTCTAACGTAATTGCTGAAATGGGCAAAGTAGTTGACGCTATCCCTTCTGCTATCTACGGAAAAGAAGACCTTAAATTATACGTTTCTAAAAACGTAATGAAAGCCTACGTTCGTGCATTAGGCGGATTTGGAGCTCAAGGTTTAGGTGCTGCTGGTTCTGACAACAAAGGAACTCAATGGTATGACAACGGAGCTTTATCTTTTGACGGAGTTTCTGTATTCTTGGCTAACGGTCTTGCAGATAACAAAATGGTAGCTGCTCAGTCTTCTAACTTATACTTCGGTACAGGCGTATTGTCTGACTTAAACCAAGTAAAAGTTTTAGACATGGCTGACCTAGACGGTTCACAAAACGTTCGTGTAATCGCACGTTTCACTGGAGGAATCCAGTATGGTTTTGGAGCTGAGATTGTTTATTACACAGCTTAATAACCTGTTCATTTAATATAAGGGGGTGGGTGTCTATCCCACCCCTTTTTTGTTTAACTAATAAAAATATAAAACTATGTCATGTGATTTCACAGGAGGCAGGCTAGAAGCTTGCAAGGAGGCAGTCGGTGGATTAAGAAACTTGTATATTGCTAATTTTGACAGCGATATGTTTGACGGATTAACCCTTGATGATGATGAGCAGATTACCGCATTAACAACGGCTGTTACGGTTTATAAATTTGAGCTAAGAGGAGAAAACAACACTTTTGAGGAAACTAACGAGAACTCAAGAGACAATGGAACTTCTTTCTGGACTCAAACAGGAAATATTGTACTAAAGGTTCAAGACCTTAAAACACAAGCTCAATTAAAGCTCATGTCTTACGGTAGACCTCATATAATTATAGAGGACTATAACGGAAAATTCCGTTTAGCTGGAGCTCAAAACGGAGTTGAAGTTTCAGTAAATACATCTACTGGCGGTGCTATGGGAGACCTTAATGGTTACAACATATCATTCGAAGGTAAGGAGCTTGGGCCTGCATTATTTGTAGATTCAGCACTTATGGGAGATGCGGCTGGATTTGATATTAATTCTGCTGTTATGAACGCATAATAACTAATCATCTTTAATATTAGGGGGCTCTTGTTTAACATTAGCCCCTTTTTTTATTAAATAAAACAAAAACACCTATTTGTTGTTATAATACTATGACAATAGCAGACGTAAATAACTTGCCAACAATTACACTTAATGTAACTGGCAGAGAAGGAACAGGAAGTTCTGTGAAGGTAATAAACCAAGAGTCCAAAGAGATTATAGAGGAGTCTGCGTTTACATACACTCAGGGAATCAGCTTAACATTTGATATAACAGACTCTGACTTTCTTTCTTCTATTGACAGCGACACAACCTTATCAGTTATACTGATTGAATCTGGTGTTCCTTTGTATAGGGATATTGTTAGGTTTAGTGGAGAGATGAATACTGCTGCTGATTACACGCAGTACAACAACAATGATGATTATTTCATATACGACTCTGACGCTACCTAGAAAGTGTCCTGAATTAAAATTGTTATATATTTAAAAATGGAAAGTAAAAACATTAGAATAATAGAGTTATCTGGCTACCAGACCCCCTTAGTTGAGGAACAATACAACAAGGACTGGGTTAAGTATGGAGAAGATAACAACTACTTCAAGACTCTTATAGACAACTACATGGGTTCTCCAACGAACTCTCGTTGTATCAATGGTATTGTTGATATGATTGCTGGTAGAGGCTTAGAGGCTACAAACAGAGAAGATAAGCCAGAGCAGTATATTGAGATGAAGAACCTTCTCAAGAAGAGAACTGTAAAGAGAATAGCTCACGACTATAAGATGTTAGGGCAAGCTGCTATACAGGTAACATACAACAAGAGAAAGACCAGAATACTTAAGGTATCTCACTTCCCTATGGAAACGCTGAGAGCTGAGAAGTGTGACGCTAACGGAGTTATCAAAGCTTACTACTATCACCCAAACTGGGCTGAGTATAAGACTACTGACAAGCCTAAGAGAATACCTACATTTGGTAACGGAGGCAAGAAGCAACAAAACGAGCTATACATTGTAAAACCTTACAGAAGCGGCTTTTATTATTATGCCCCTGTAGATTATAACGGATGCTTACAATACTGCAACTTAGAGCAGGAGGTATCTAATTACCACATAAACAACATCAAGAATGGTCTGCAACCAAGTTTATTGATTAACTTCAATAACGGCACACCACCTGAAGAAACTCAAGCGGCATTAGAACGCAAAATCTACGAGAAGTTCTCAGGTTCTAGCAACGCAGGTAAATTTATAATTGCATTTAACGAGTCACAAGACACTAAGGCAGATATAGAGCCCATACACTTGCCTGACGCTCATGCACAATATCAATTTATGTCTGATGAAGCTAGAGAAAAGATTATGTTAGGTCATGGCATCGTTTCTCCTATACTTTTAGGTATCAAAGATAACACTGGCTTCGGAAATAACGCAGAGGAGCTTAGAACGGCTGCTGTGCTTATGGATAACGTAATTATAAGACCATTACAGGACGGAATTATTGAGGCACTAGAAGACATATTAAAGTTTAACAATATTGACTTAGACTTGTACTTTATAACCTTACAGCCTATTGAATTTACAGAGTTAGACAACATATCTACTAAGGTAAAAAGAGAGGAAGAGACTGGAGAGAGACTAAGCTCACAGGTTGAGGTTGAACAGGAGATAAACGAGATAGAAGTAGAACTAAAAGACGAAGAGGAATAATGTCAACAAAAGCACTATTTATAAGCGTAGCCGACCTTAAAAAAAGGTCTATTATTGACGGTAATGTTGACAGCAGCAAAATCGTTCAGTATATTGAGGTTGCTCAGGACTTACACATACAAAACTACTTAGGTGGTAAGCTATACAAAAAGATACAGCAACTTGTTGTTTCTGGAGAAATATCTCAAGCTGCTAATTCTAATTATAAGACCCTCTTAGACGACTATATCAAGCCTATGCTAATATGGTACACACAGTCAACGATACTGCCTTATATGATGTTCTCTATCACTAATGGAGGCGTTGGAAAGCACATCTCAGAAAGCTCTGAAACAGCTACACATGAGGATATGACTTACTTGGCTCAAAGAATGAATGATACTGCTGAGTTTTATACTAAGCGGTTCTTAGATTACATTTGCAATTATTCTAATTTATTTCCAGAGTACACAAGCAGCTCTAATGAGGAGATGAATCCAGACAGAGATGTTAACTACACAGGTGGCTGGTACATATAATGAAAGAGAAAAAGATAAACATATACAAGCCTAAAAAGGTCAATGTTGTTAAGCTAAAAAAATACCTTAGCAAGATACAATTAGAAGATAGTATATTAAGACAAATAAATAATAAATGAGTAATCCAACTTTAGCATTAATACCAAGCGGATATAACACTGGAACGGTGTATTCTATACTGCCTAATGATGGCAGTGGGGATTTTACCTATGATAGAGACACACCTACAGATGGCACAAGAGTTCGTAAAGACGGATTGATTGAGCAAATGGGTAATGACATACCAAGACTTGATTGGTTAAACTCTAACTGTCCGAGTTTACTTTTAGAGCCACAAAGAACAAATCTTGCACATTATTCAGAGCAAATAGATAATGCCTATTGGATAAAAACTGGCGTTAGCGTTACTGCAAATCAAACAACTTCTCCAGATGGAACTTTAAGTGCTGATAAACTACAAAGAACATCAACTGGCGCAGATAGGTTGGCTAAATCCTTTACTAAGACTGATTCTGTGGCTCAAAACTTTACGCTTTCTGTATTTGTAAAAAAAGGAGATAGCAGATATGCCACATTGTCTTTACAAGGAGATTACCCAGACAGAGCCTATTTACAATATGACTTTGAACAAGGTACAATAAACGCTTCTATTGATTTTGTAGATTTTACAATATTAAGCACAAAGGCTGAAAACTACAATAACGGATGGGTAAGGTTGTCTTTTGCAGTATCAACAGATGCTCACAGTTCTGTTACTGTTTTAATATCTCCAAAAAATGATGCAGTTACAGCTGCTTTGACTGATAGTTCAGATAGTTGTTTTATGTATGTATGGGGTATTCAATTAGAAAAAGACACCTATTCAACTTCGTACATAAAAACAGAGGGCAGTTCAGGAACAAGAAACGCAGATGTTTGCACAGATGCTGGTAGTAGCGATTTAATAAACTCAACAGAGGGGGTTTTATACGCGGAGATACAAGGTCTGAGTGATACCGATGTAACCAGCAGATATATTTCTTTAACTGACGGAACTATTACAAATTCCTTATTTATACAGTATAGAAGTAATGGCGAGTTGAGATTGTACAACGGTGGAATTTCAACTGCTCAAATTATTTATAGAGATGCAGGAGCTGACCTTACTGAAAACATAAAACTCGCTATAAAATATGGAACTTCAACAAGCGATTATAAAGTTTATATCAATGGTTCAAGTGTAACAGTTGCAGGTGCGTTTGTTGCAACGTCTATGAGTGGTTTGAATGAACTTAAATTCGAATATGCTTTAGGCGGTGGCAGTTTCTACGGAAAAGTAAAAGACTTAAGATATTACGATACAGCATTAACAGATGCAGAATTAAAAAAATTAACGACATAATATGGCAAACGAAATATATCATAGAAGTAATTGGGGTAATGCAGTAAACGATATTGCTTGGGGCGATACTTACGAGAAGTTTGATGCGACTAACGAAATGTTTGTACGTTCAAACAATTACGAGAATAGCAACGAAACAGACAAGCTAATGGCTGCTATAAACCCTAAGCCAAGTATATTACTAACACCAACAGCTTACGATAATGGGTCTTTACATAGTGTTAAGCCAGTTAAAACTTTTGGTAGTGAATTGGTTACTAATGGTACGTTTGACACAGATAGTGATTGGACATTAAACGCAGCGTGGACTATATCAAATGGAAAAGCAACATACGACAATTCAGCAACTCAGTCTTGTGAGCAAAGTTTAAATTTTGAAGTTGGGAAAAAATATTTAGTTAATTTTGAAATATCTGATTTTACAACAAATTATAGATTTGATGTTTATACTGGTGTTTCTTTTATACAAAGTGCAATAATAACAAATCAAACTTCTTATTCCATATTGTTTGACGGTGATGGTGGTAATAAATTAAGATTTAGAGGTTTAGCAACTGGTACTGGTTTTTCTTTGGACAACGTAAGCGTAAAAGAAGTAACAGAAGCAGACTTTGACTTTACAAGAGGCTCATCAGCCACAAGAGTAAACGAACAAGGTCTTATAGAAGATGTACAGATATTAAGTGGGGAATTAGTACAAAACGGAGATTTTGAGCAGATAGGCAGTGAACTTGTTACTAATGGCGATTTTGATACTGATAGTGATTGGACGCTTGGAAATGGTTGGATTATTAGTGGTGGTAAAGCTATTTTAGTAGATGGTTTAGACCCAACTTATCAGATATATCAATCTATAAGTGGCTTAAATACTAAAAATTTAAAAGTTACTTTTGATGTTACAGATTTTAGTGGAGATGCAGAATTAAGATATCCTTTTAGAGAAAACATCACTGGTAATGGCAGCTATACTTTTTATGGAGTTGGAACTCTTGACAGAGTGCAATTTCAAGTAAAAAGTGGTTTTACAGCTTCTTTCTCAATAGACAACGTATCAGTCAAAGAGGTCGGACAGAATTGGGTCGTTGCAGACGGTTGGAGTATTGAAAACGGAAAAGCTAATGTTGATACAAGTGAGGGAACTGGCAACTTTAAACAATTCGGAGCACTTACTGTTGGCAAAAAATATAGACTTTCTTTAAGCGCAGCGATGACCGTTGGGCGTGTTAAATTTCAGAGTGATGCGGCTGGTGTTTTTATTTTTTCAAGTGATGTTTCAAATCACGAATTTATTGCCTCAACAACCAGTGTTAGTTTTAGAAGATTTGACGCAACAACAAGTGGCTACATAGACAACGTAAGCATAATAGAAATAACAGACGACACAGACTTACCAAGAATAGATTATACAAATGGAACTGGGAGTTTGTTGTTAGAACCGCAGTCAACTAATTTATTGCCTTATTCAGAAGATTTTAGCTTTTGGAGTAGTAACGAAGTAACAACACAAACAGGGTTTTTAGCACCTGATGGAAGCAGCAACGCTACAAAAGTTGTTTCTACTGGTTCAAATTCTTATATTGTGAAGAGTGGTGGGGTGTTTGGTAATTATGCAAGAACAATTTATGCGAAAACTGTTAGTGGGACTGGTACTTTACAATTATTATCCCACAACACAAACACAAATAATTCATTTACAATTACAGAAAATTGGCAGAGATTTGAATTAAATTCAACAACAGAAATTGCATCAAATTTCTACGCAGTAGATTTTAGAGGTTCTTCAACATTAAGCGAGGTAATTATATGGGGCGCACAAGCAGAAAATTTATCTTACGCAACTTCTTACATACCAACAAGCGGAAGCACCGTAACAAGAGATGCAGAAGTTTGCAACAATTCAGGTTCAAGCGATTTAATAAACTCAACAGAGGGGGTTTTGTATGCTGAGATAGCTGCTTTGGATAATGATGGTACAAATAGGTCTATAAGTATAAGTGATGGCACTGATGCAAATAGAATTGAGCTTCGGTTAGCTACAACTGATGATAGGATACAATATAATGCAAGAACTTCGTCTGTAACACAAGCGTCTATTTTTACAGATAGTTATGATGTTTTAAGCTTTAATAAAATAGCGTTATTATACAAAGACAATGATTTTAGATTATTCGTAAATGGTACAAAAGTAGCTACCGATACAAGTGGCACTGCACCAACAGGATTGAAAGAACTTGCATTTGATTTAGGAGATGGCAGTAATGATTTCCACGGAAACGTCAAATCCGTTGCAGTATTTAAAGAAGCATTAGACAATGACCAATTAGAAAGACTAACAGGCGAGGGGTACGAAACATTCAACTTATTAGCACAAGCAAACAACTATACAATAATATAATATGGGAGTAAAATTAGGAAACGGTAAGTGGGCAATAAAAGAAGATAAGCTATTAGCATACAACGATAATAGTGGTAGGTTCTTTAATAAGGAGTTTGATTTCTCAAGAGGGTCAAGTGCTACTTATGTGGCTAAAGATGGACTTATAAAAGTATCAGGTGTTACAGATACAGAGTTAGTTACTAATGGAGATTTTGCGACTGATAGCGATTGGCAAAAATCAAGCACTGCTACAATATCTAATGGCTCGGCTCATATTGTTTCAGACGGTAGTTATCAATATGTTCGTCAAAGTTCAGTTTTAACTGTTGGCAAAAAATATAGAGTAGAATATGAGATTGTAGAAAACAACTCGGGCAATTTAAAAATGAGTTCGTCTTTTGGCTCAAATTTTAGCCCTATATCTTCTACTGTTGGTTTTCACAGTTTTGAAGCAGCAGCATTAATAACTACATTTTATATTGAAAGGCAAACAGCTTGTGATATTAAAATTGACAACGTATCAGTAGTTGAAATACAAACAGACGTACCAAGAATAGACTTTACTGATACATCTAAAGGTGCATTACTTTTAGAGCCGCAGTCAACTAACGTATTAGAAGATTCTGAAATTACATCAACTTGGACTTATACAGAGTTTGGAAGCGGTAGTTCAGGAACTATAACAACTGGCAAAACAGATATGTTTGGCGGTACAAATGCAATTCAAATTGACTTTCCAGCCGATGCAGAAAATGTTACTTTAAGGTTTGGTCAATTAACATCTTCAATCTCTTCGGGTTCTGCTAGTGGTAGTGTATATATAAAGCTTGTTGAAAGCGGGTCAAAAACATTACAATTAAGATGCTCGCCGGGTTTAAGAACTTTGGTGAATGTTGACGCAACAAATTTTGTTAGATATCAATTATCAGGCACAAAAACCAACAATGAAGCATTCACTTTAAAATTAAGACCGTCAGAGGGTACTTCAAGCGGTGGATTTTCTATTATAGTATGTCAACCACAAGAAGAAGCCTTATCTTACGCAACTTCATATATCCCAACTTACGGCTCTACTGCAACACGAAACGCAGACGTATGTAATAACTCTGGGTCAGCACAAGACTTTAATTCAGAAGAGGGAGTATTGTATGCGGAGATTGCTGCCTTGGCTAATGATGGAACAAATAGGTTAATATCTTTATCTGATGGTACTGATGATGAAAGATTATTTTTGCAATATTCAAGTACAGATAATAGATTACAATTTTTAGTAAAAAATAGCGGCTCTACTCAATGTAATATAATATATGACGCATCAGATTTAACAGCAGTACACAAAGTAGCAGCAAAGTATAAACTTAATGACTTCGCTTTATGGGTTGATGGTGTAGAAATCGGTACTGATACAAGTGGAAATGTTGCAAGTGGTTTAAGTAAACTACAATTTGATAGAGGTTATAGTGGTTTACCTTTCTACGGAAAAGTAAGAGAAGTACAAGTATTTACAGAAGCATTAACAGACGAACAACTACAAAAATTAACAAGTTAAGTGTAACAATTACACCTATAATAACAACAAGTGTAAATAATAAAATAAATAATGAAAATAGGAAAATACGAATTTAAAGACCAAGCAGCTGCTGAGGCTAAAATAAAAGCTTTAGGGGTAGATACAGACGAAGATGGTAACGAGTACCCAACACACAGACACGCTATTGTAAAATTAGGACATATTGTTTTAGAACAAGGCGAATATGATGAAGAGGGTAACGAAACCAAAGCACCAGTATTAAGCGACAAGTACCACTTAGACGTTATGTGGAGATTAGAAGATACTGTTGATGAAGAGGGTAATGTTATTGTAGCAGAGCATCCTTACGGTTGGAAGTCTGCTGCTGTTGGTAATATAGATGGTAACGGAGTACACAGCTTTTACGGTGTGAACTATCAAGAAAACAAAATGTAAAATGAGTTTAGAGGATATCAAATTGTACATATTTAACATAATCACTTTAGGTGTTAGTTTTACCGCTGTTGAAAATAGTTTAAAGATTATACTTCTTTTGGCTTCTATTGTTTATACGTTGCAAAAGATATACGCAACCTACAAGAAAAAGAATGAAGCTAACAAAGAACTTTAAGCTAAAAGAGTTTGAGTGCAAAGG